CTGATGCTGGCGTTGACACGCCACTGATCGGCCAGGCAATGGGCGCAGCAGCTGCTGCAAAGCACTGTCCTATTATGCTTAATTTAGGTGGATAGTAGCGCCTTTAAATAAGGAGAAGGGGCATTAGGCCCCTTCTCCATTAACTACGAGGAAATCATGGCAAGACCACGAAAAAACCCTCTCCCTGTAGACGATGCTTCCCAAGACTTTTTACCCCCCCAGGAGGCAGTGGCTGTAATGGAGTCACCTGAAGAGCCTTCAATTGTTGACCTACTTGAACGTGCTTCCGAATCGCAGAAAGAGAAGATTCGAAAAGCGTTGGGTGTATCGTCAGCAGTAAAGGCACCGCGCAAACAGAACAATGCCGATGCAGCCCAGGTGCTGGCCGCGCATGGAGGTGGGACTTTTCACAAGCCTGGTTTCGTTCCCGTGCCTCCACAGGGCGTGTCTGAAAAAGGTCCCGATGCTATTGCTCATTGGATGGAACGGTGGGAGAATGGACAGACCTTTTCATCGCGTTCAGCGGAACGTATGGGCGTAGATGCCGAAGCACTGTCGGCTGTAGCAGTTGAATGAAAGAACGTAGCGAACAGATTGTTACGGGCAGTGTGAATGCTGCAACAGTCTTCGGTGAGGCAGCTAATTTTGGTGCAGCTGATGTGGGCACATTGGACTTGTCTGACTCGTTCAGTGTGCCCACCCTGACCACCACACAAAGGGATGCGCTCACAGCATCCAATGGAATGCTGGTTTACAACACCTCTACAAATAAATTCCAGGGGTATGAAAATGGATCATGGACTAATCTGATATGACAGTTTTAGAGTGCATCCAGACTGCTCTAGCAAGAGTAGGTATCTCCACTAGTAACACGGATTTTCAAACCACTGCGCGGCGATACTTAAACGCCACCTTGCAGCAGTTAGCAGGCGAAGCTACTTGGTGGTGGTTGCATAAGACCGACTCCATACAATGCACCCGTGAGTTCACCCTGACCAGTGTCACGGGCACGCCGACGGCTACTAGCACGGTGACAGGGCAGACCTCTACGGCTACCGCTACGGTAGTCTCCTATGTTGCTTCGACTAAGGTGCTGACTGTGAAAGATGAGTCAGGCACTTTTACCGTAGGCGAGGTGGTGCAGCAGTCAGGGTCGATCTACGGTACGCTCAGCAGCGTAGCGTCTACCAAGATTTACTCGCTGGCCTCAGACTTAGCCTACCCCTTATCGTTTCGCAACAACTCGCAAGACTACGTCATGCACATCGATGGGTCTGAAGCGCTTGACCTACGCGATCCCAATCAGTCGCAAACAGGCGAACCCTACTCTGTGACGATGGTGGGCTTAAACACAACGACAGGGTACCAGCAGGTGCAGCTGCATCCAGCCCCTGACGATTCGAATACCGACATCGACTATCGCTATTACGCCTATCTGCCCGACTACACTTCAGGCGATGACAGTGTAAATCTGAGCGTTAAGGTGCCAACGATCATACAGCCAGCCCTTTACTTCGGCACGGCACGCTTATACAAGCAGGAGAAGGGCGATTACGAAGGGGCAACCTTAGAGTTTGCTGAGTACCAGCAGGTGATCAACCGAGCGCTAAATGTCAATCGGCAGACCGATGGCAACAGACGATATAGAATGCACCGTGTGGACAGCAGTCAGGTCTTCGCCTTTCAGCCAGTGGATGGGACCGTGGGCTAATGGCTTATCAAGGCGGCAGTGTTAAACTTGGACCTTGGACAGGGGGTGTGGTCTACAATCGCCCTGCCGAGGATGTGGGTGCCGATGAATGCACTTCCATGGACAACTGTCGTATCAATGCTGCAGGGGCGGTAGAGAAGCGCAAAGGATTTGCCTCTTATGAGGGGGTCGCTGCCATCGCTGGCGCACCAACGATCACAGGGGTGCATGACTACGCCTACAACAGCACCAGTAACTACACGGTCATCACCGCAGGCGCGACGATCCAGTACTACAACAGTGGCTGGCAGGATATTACAGGAACGACAACGATCACCGCTGGCGATGACAACAATTTTGAGTTTGTAACTACGGGTGAAAAAGACACAAATAAGAATAGGATGGTCGCAGTCAATGGAGTTAATCCACCTCTCGTATGGGCAGGAGCAAGTAATGCTGCTGTGTTGGATTTGGATTCGCGCTTTACCTATGCGGGCCACGTAGCGTGGTGGGACAACAGACTGTGGTTAGGTAATACCAATGCTCATCCCAATAGACTCTGGCGTAGTGACATTCTGGATATAGAAACGTGGGGTGCTACCAATTTCTACAATGTGGGTGATGACATCACTGCGCTGGTGCCGATGCAGAATGCACTGGCGATACATACCAGAGATGGCATACACACGCTTACACCCACAGGAAACTCCAGCATCCCCTTTCAGCTACAACAACGCACACAGGCAGGGACGATAGCACCCAGGGCCTGCCTGACGCTACCCAACGAGCGTCAGCTGTTTGTGCGACCCGATGGCATCTATATGTGGTTAGGTGGGGATGAGATCCGCAAGATCAGTTATGCGTTAGACGATGGGTTCTGGCCTAGCCTTAACAGCGCACGATTGGCCCATATCCATGCGGTGTATTATCCGAGCGTCAACGAGGTGTGGTTCTTCATCCCTTATGGTTCTGCTACTAAAATGAACTATGCCATTATTTACAACGAGCGCTTTGAGATATGGATGGGACCTTATACGGGCTTTGAGCGAGGCTGCTCTGCACTGGTAGGAGACACTCCTCATGCAGGGGGGTTCGATGGTAAACTTTACGACATGGTATCCACCAATGACAACGATGCAGGCAGCGCCATCGCTGCCAACTTCATCACAGGTGCCCCTGCCCCACAGGGTGGGGATGTGCGCCTTCGCTGGCTATACAGCCGCACTTATTTCGATGAAAGCGGTGATTACGATGTCACGGTTACCCAGGAATCGGGTGGTCTGACCAGTGTGACAGGTTTGCTCAACCTGGTAGGATCGGGGTTCACATTGGGCGTTGACAAGGTAGATATAGGCAAATTAGGCAGCTTGCGCATGGTAAGCGCCGACCTCGACATGAGTGGGTATGACCCCCAAAGCAGCCTGCAGTTTACCAACAACAACAACAACGAAACTTTTAGAATTCGCCATACGCACCTGCAGTATCTGCCAATAGGCCGTATGCGCAAACCCAAGGCAGGAGTCTCCTAAATGGTCGATGTAGGGAGTTTTGGCATTCCTGGTAATTTTGCGATGCCATATTATAGCCCGACAACCCAATCCTACGATCTGCCTGGCGTGCGCAAATACTTGCGCACGCACATACCCCAAGACAGGTGGAGTTTCACTGATGAGCAGCTGGACCTGTTGATCAGTGGCGAGGGACTGCCAGGTCCCTTGGAGATGTACGACCTACAGGCAGGGCAGGGAGGATCTCACGGAGCATCAGGGTCAACCCCTCTACCTGGTGCTGCAGGGAAACCTGTTGTGGACTTGCCAGGGGCAGGGACCGAAGCTGACCCGATAGTGTTCCCTGATACGACTGTTACCTCAACTGGTTCTACGAACACGGGTACACAGGGTCTTAATTTAGGGGATACGGATACCCCACTCTTCCTGGATACTGTACCAGTTGGAAGGGCGTACCAAGGGGGCACCATCTTAGAGTTGGAGCAGTTGCCCCTCGAAATGGCAGACGAGGCACTTTCTGGTTCAGTTAATGTCAATGGGACGTTTTATCAGTTGGGTTCGGATGGTTTATTGTATTCTGGTGATTTCCCAGCTGGGGTTGTTGGGTATGGTCAGGAGTCTGAGTCGATTGTGGATCTCACGGCAGAGGGTTCGACTGAAGTTCCATTGCCGCCACCCCCACCTGTCTCTACAGACACGGGCACACTGGGCCTCAATTTAGGGGATACGGATTTAGGGGATGCGGATGCCCCACTTCCAGAGGGGGGGCACTGGTCAGGCTTGTCGGAGGAAGTCTGGTTAGGCTTGTCGGATGAAATACGAGAGCAGATTGATTTCGTTGAGGCGAACGAAAGTGATCCAGAACGAGCGCAGCTGAAGATTGAGGCGCTCAGTAGTACTGGTCGCTTCGCCTGGCAAGCAGCAGAGCCTTCCGCAACGGCTGGCATAGACGCTTACCTTTATGATGTAGGCGCACGCCTGCCCGATGGAGGAGAGATGCCTCTGGATTGGGATTCGGTGGAGCAGCGTCGAAACCCAGGTGGCCTAAAACTCCCAGATGGGCGAGTTGAGGGAGACAATATGTCAGGGACGCTAGACCTGGCATATGATCGTCCATCTCACTTAGGTCACGATTTTCTTGATCCCGTATTTAATGAACGTGGTGAGAGGGTGTTCCCTGGTGAGGGTATTCGCCTGCGTGGATCTGAGCAATTTATTCCAGGTGGGAAGACCTATCTTCCATTAGTATGGAGGGGTGGGGCCGAAGGGCTGGAGCATCAAGAGGCAGGTGCAGGAATAAGCATCACCTTTACGCCTGAAGAGCAGGATGCGCTATTGGGGTCCCAGGGGTGGGTATTAAAACAACAGCCACTATCTGAAACATTTTATCCAACTAGTGGGGAGAAAAGCACAGCGGAGTATGAGGCCGAGTTTGGTTATGGAGGTCCTCTTGGAGTTGGTCATCCTGACAGAGAATGGTATCTGTA